ATTGATATTAACGGGGAGACGGTATCAGGTGGTAGTTGTGAGTTGGTAGAAGAAGCTGGGTATGACGACACGAACTTATCCAGTCCAAACACAGCCAGTGACACTTCCATTCTTTATGGCTACACCGGTGACACGCCAGTAACGGGTGATCAGGTTGTTTTTGAAAGCTCTGTGCTTGGTACGGTTGATGATGTAGCTGATCAGCCGATTACCGTCACTGTCGCAGCGGACGGTATTGTGACCTTTGATGGCGGTGGAGTTATTACCGGAACTGTCGCGGTTGATCGATATGTTATCCAGGCTAATGGAACGATTGGGGCAAATGCCGATTACACCTATGACTTTGGTAGCGGTGCTGATACTACACCGGATCAGTTCACGTTTTCTGATGTTGCCAGCGCCAATTTATCAACGCCTTACGAGAATATTCAGTTCATCACGGGCGTCGATGCAGGCGAGACATTAAGCGTTACCGGCGGGCAGCTATCTAACGATGGCACAAACTGGGTTAGCTCTCTGGCTTTCTCTTCGGGCAATACACGGGTTAGAGCACAGATAACGTCCAGTGCAAGTTACTCTACACAGTCGGATCAGGTAGTAACGGTCAACGGGGTTAGCGATACCTTCTCGGTTACAACAAAAGCTGACCCATCACCGGTTATCACGGGCCCCAGTAGTCCGAATGTCGTAGAGGCCACTTCTCAAACCATTAGTTACACGATAACCGAAAGAAACGGCCAGCTACCGACACTAACCGGCACTAATGCGGCTCTGTACACCATGCCTTTGGTATCAGGTGACACCTTTGCATTAACCCCTGTTTCACCACACCCAGCAGCACCAGCAACGCATAACGTCACAATCAATATTAACGATGGGGTTAACCCATCAGTGACTTTGGCTGTGGCAGTGAATGTGGTGGCTGTATCTTCTGGTACGTCAAAGCCAGGAATTTTTAGTTGCGCATTTTCCAGTCCTTTTTCTGGGTCAATAAATTAAGAGAAAGATTATGAGTAAATTTATATCAGCTCAAACCGCAGCCGTGGCAGCGTCTCAGACAACGGAACTCACTGTTAAGCAGGGCGATTTTAAAACGATCACTTATACCGGCACATTAGGTTCAGGAGAAGAGATAGAGATAAAGAAAAAGCTTTCGGATGGCTCTTATAGAGCAGAAGCAGACCCTGATGATACGGTGAATACGTCCAAGAAAATCATTACTTCAGCAAGAAGCTCCATTCAGCTAAGAGGCCCATTTACTGGTGCTATCAGTAAAACATTTACTGTAGCGGCGGTTGGTGTTGACGTCGAATGACAATCATTATTGCGGACAATCGAAACAATTCGCCCAAAGAGGTCAGGCAGCTTAAGGGCGAGAAGAAACCCTTTACTGTTAATTACTCGCGCCTTGAAAAACAGCTAAATGACTCAGTAAGCGGTGTTGCCTGGTCAGCAGATGGTAGCGCGACTATTTCAAACGAAGCGCTAGCCAGTAGTGTTGCAACTGCAGAGATAACCACAGGAAACACAGGCTGGCATTTAATTAAGGTAACAGCGATATTGTCTAACTCAACACACATTAGTTATTTCAAGATCAAGGTGAATGATCCTAAAGGTAGTGCAGGGGATTATTGTTAATGGGAAGGCCAAGAATAATCAGTAGCCCTGAAGAATTTGATGAGTTGGTTGACAGCTATGTTGCCGAAAAGACATCAGAAGAAAAGCCTTTAACGTTAACAGGAATGATACTTGCCTTGGGCCTTTCTTCGCGACAATCGCTTGATGAGTACTTGGCAAGAGATGAGTTTTCTGACTCGGTAAAAAGGGCAAAGCTGATAATTGAAAATCAGTATGAAGAAAGGCTTGCTGGAAACAATGCTGCCGGGCCTATTTTTGCACTTAAAAACTTTGGCTGGAAAGACAAACAAGAGATTGATCAGAATAATACACATCAATTTGTTGTTGATCCTACGCCTGAATCAACCGTTGATGAATGGTCGAGCAAACACAGTCCTCAGTAGTTTGGCGTCCGCAGCCAGGGCCTCAATATGCCTTGATTGAGTGTCCGGTTCCAGAGATATTTTATGGTGGCGCGAGGGGCGGTGGAAAGACTGACGCGATGATAGGGGGCGACTGGCCTCTTCACGCTCAGCGTTACGGGAAATATGCCAAAGGAGTCTTTTTCCGTAGGGAGCTTCCTCAGCTTGAGGCGGCAATTGCCAGGAGCAAAGAGCTTTACTATCCTCTGGGCGCTGAGTGGCAAGATCAAAAAAAGACTTGGACATTTCCAAACGGGGCAGCGTTAAAGTTTAGGCCGCTGGAAAGGGATAAGGATGCTGAAAAGTATCAAGGCCATGATTACACCAGGACATATTTCGAGGAGCTGACAAACTACCCTGACCCAAAACCCGTAATGAAGATAAAGGCGACGCTTAGGAGCGGGGCTGGAGTACCTTGTGGATTTAGGGCAACAGGTAACCCTGGAGGGCCAGGGCATAACTGGGTAAAAGCAAGATACATTGATCCGGCGCCGCAAGGGTTTAAGCTGATTGATGAAGAGTTTCACAATCCAATTACAAACGAAACTCAGATTGTTCAGCGCGTTTTTATTCCTGCGAAGCTAAAAGACAACAAGATTCTCACTAAGAGCGACCCGATGTACGTGGCCAGGCTGCAGCAATCGGGCTCTGAGGCTTTGGTAAAGGCTTGGCTGGATGGCGACTGGTCAATCATTGATGGCGCTTATTTTGACTGCTGGTCTGACAGAATGGTTATTAGGCCTTTCGAGATTCCTTCTCGCTGGCTTAGGTTTCGTTCATTTGACTGGGGTAGCGCCAGGCCGTTTTCTTGCGGTTGGTGGGCTGTAGCTTCAGAAGATTACAAGCACGCTTCTGGAGTTATCCCAAAAGGGTCATTGGTTCGCTACCGTGAATGGTACGGAGCAAAAGAGCCGAATGTTGGTTTAAAGCTAACGGCTGAACAGGTTGGCCAGGGCATTGTTGAAAGAGAGTCGGGCGAAGAGATTGCTTACGGCGTGGCGGATCCGGCGATCTTTACTGAAGACGGAGGGCCAAGCATTGCAGAGCGTATGCGGCCATCGTTTTGGCGGAAAGCTGACAACAAAAGAGTTCCTGGCCATGGCCATATGGGTGGCTGGGATCAAATGAGACAGAGAATACAGGGTGAAGATAAGAAGCCTTTGATTTACTGCTTTTCAACCTGCGTAGATTCGATAAGAACAATTCCTGTTTTACAGCACGACCCAGACAAACCTGAAGACCTAGACACCAGCGCAGAAGACCATGCTGCTGATGAGTGGCGCTATGCCTGTATGTCCAGGCCTTGGATAAGCGCGTTGTCAGATGGCAATAATGACGAGAAAGACCCCTATGACTTTGAAGATGAGGAAGATTCGTGGAAAACAGCGTAAAGAAGTTCACGAATCACTTTGACGAGTTCGCAGATAATGCGACCACTACGTTAAAGGATGCAGCGCAGTCAAGAGACTACTATGACGGAAGGCAGCTCACGCCAGAAGAATATTCAGCGCTCGTCAAACGCAAGCAGCCGCCCATTGTTCGAAACGCTGTCCAGAAGTCGGTTTTAAAAATTCTTGGCGCGGAAACTCAATTAAGGCAAGACCCCAAGGCTTACCCCAGGACACCAAAAGACGAGGACGGCGCAGAGGCAATCACAAAAGGACTTCGGTTTGTTGCGGATAATATTAACTTTGATGATTTAAGTTCCGAGCAGTTTGAATATCAAATCGTTGAAGGGTTTGGTGGTGGTATTGTCGAGATCAACCCCAAGACGCTAGAAATCGAACTAACTGTTCCGATGCCTGACAGGCTGTATTGGGATATTCATTCGCGGAAGAACGATTACTCCGACTCCAAGTATTTTGGTGTCGTTGCCTGGATGGACGTAGAAGACATTAAGCGCCGCTGGCCTGACTCGAAAAGCTCGATACAGGAGCACATGGATCAGTTTTCTCGTCATACGGACTTTGAGGATAAGCCGGATCACAACCGCTGGGTTAACGCCAAACGCAACCGGATGATGGTTAACCAAGAGTATTATCTTGATAAGGGTGTATGGCATGAAGTGTTCTTCTGTCAGGCCTGTATTCTAAGTGAGCAAGAGTCGCCTTATCTCGATGAGGATGGCGACCCAATGTGTCCAATAGAGCTAGAGAGTTCTTTTGTTACTCGTGACGGTGATCGTTACGGCGTCGTTGAGACAATGAAAGACCCTCAGGATGAGGTTAATAAGCGAGGCTCTAAAGCGCTTCATATATTAAATGTTAACCAGACCGTCGCGGAAAAAGGCGCTGTCCAAAATGTTAACAGACTTAAATCAGAGAAGGCTAAGCCGGATGGCCATATAGAGGTTAATCCAGGCGCTTTGCGCGACAAGACCTTTCAGTTTATTGATCAGTCTTCAGAGCTTGTTGCACACCTGCAGATGATGCAGGAAGCCAAGTCTGAAATTGATGAGCTGTCAATTGATGCCGCGGTTAGCGCTTCGGCCTCAGGTCGCTCCAGGGAGCTGGAACAGCAAGACCAACTAACCAAGATAGGCCGCATATTTGATCGCCATAGAAGCTGGAAGCGCCGCATCTATCGCCAGTTCTGGGCAAGAATGAAGCAGTTTTGGGACGAAGAAAAATGGGTTCGCGTTACCGACGAGGATGGCGCGGCTGAGTTTGTTGGTATTAACCAAAAAGTAACGTTAGGGCAAAAGGTTCAGGAGCACGCCGAGCAGACAGGAGAGGAGATTCCGCCTAATTTCTTAAGTGATCCTCGCATGAACCAAGTTGTTGAAGTCAGAAATGATGTTAAGCAACTGGATATGGACATCATCCTGGATGAGGCGCCCAACTACATTAATCTGCAGCATGAAATATTTGCTTCCGTAATGGAGGGATCAAGAGCGTCGGGACAGCCTATTCCGTTGGATGTCATGGTTGATTTGATGCCTTCTGTGCCTAACAAGCGTCAGATCAAAGATAAGCTAACGGGTGATGAGCAGCAAAAAGCGCAGCAGCAACAACTCGCTGAGCAGCAACAGCAAATACAGGACTTAATGGTTCAATTAGATGTTGCTCAACGCAAAGCTAAATTAGGCAAAACTGCTGCTGAGACAGAAAAAATCCAAGCTGAAACAGTGGATGAATTCGCGTCTGCAGAACAGAGGCTGGCGGTAAGCCAGTAACAACCAAAGAATTAATCAAGGTCGCTTTTGCGGCCTTTTTTATTGCCTGTAAAAAGGCAAAACCGCTGCCGGGTTTTCGGGCTAATGCAGGCTGCCGCTGCTTAATCGGGCTATGAGGTAAGTGTTATGAGCGAGATAGATAGTTTGTTAAACGGAGAAGAGCAGGTTTCAGAAGAGGCTACCCCAGTAGTAGTGTCTGATGAAGTAGCAACTGAAGAGGTCGAGGCATCGGTAGAAAATACCGAGACGGAAGCTTCTGATGAAAACTCCACGGGCTTAGAAAAGGTTGAGCTGCCGTCAACCCAAGAGCTGCAACAGCAGCTAGAGACAATATCTAGCGAGCTTAATGCTTACAAGGTGAAAGCAAGAGACGAAAAAACCAAGCGTCAACAGCTAGAGGCCGAGAAAGTTGAAACGCCGAACGTTCTCGAAAATCCAGAAGAGTACACAAGCCATGTTCTTTCGGAGGCGAAAAATATCGCCCTTAATGAACGAGTAAACTTGTCGGAATTTTTGGCTAGAAAAGAATATCCAGATCTTGATGAAAAGGTTGCTCAGTACGAAAAGCTTGTTACTGAAAACCCTTCTATTCATCAAGAGGTGATCAAAGCTCCCAGCCCATACCACGCATTAGTTGACATTGTTGACAAGCACGAACGTGTTAAAGCAATG